ATTATACTTTTTACGCATGTTTACTACATTCATCTATCCGTATTTTAAAGCGTATGACGATAAAATAGCATTTGTTGTAGCAAAAGAAAAAATACGTTTAATATTAAAAATTACTAACATGCATATACTTGCTCCAACGGACGTTAGTAATTTATATACCCTTAATCAATTTCGTAGACATGCTAACCCCTCAAGGTTGATGCAATCAAGTGACTTTTTTAACGCGGGCGGAAAAAATATTATTACGAGTATATTTATGTTTAATGATAATTTCGAAGAATTGTCAAATATATTTGATAATATAAGGAGGCAGGGTGGAAGATATGCCGCTAAAAATGAGATAGAGGATCTTGAGAACTATACAAGGGGTGTATTTATGCATAATAGGAAGGCTAAAGGGGAAGCGGAAGAAATTATGAAAAAACTGAATGATGATAAATTTAGTTTGCTATTAATACATTATGATGAGAAAGTAGCTGAATATAGTAGGGGTTTAATAGCCGATGATAAAAAGAAATATTCGACAATGAACTGGTTCCGTAACACAGCAAGTTTTTTGAAAACAGGTAAAACTCGTAAAACTCGTAAAAGAAATGCGAATGCGCAAACAATTAAAGAAAAACATTTAGAGATATTGGAAGCGGCTCGAAAAGAGTTTACAGAGGAATATTTAAGAAATAAAGAGTCTAACCCGTTTACTGCGACGGCTGGCCCGAACGCATATCTCATTGAGCGTGGTCAAACGCAGCTTGCTGTGGAAAATGCTGAAAAGCGTGCTTTGGCCGCGCGGGCCTATGCAAATGTTGCGGACAGGCATCTTCAGGCTCAGCGAAGCCTATATATGGGCGCAAGAGGTATACAAAGCGACCCTACAATAAGGGCTATTGCGCTTAAGCGCATACAGAACCTAGACAATGCCGCTAGAATTTCATCGAGAAGAGCACAGGAGGCTAATGGGAGAGTGATTCGCCTACGTAAAAATGCCAGTGCGGCCGCAAAAGCCGCAGCCAATGCGGCCGCAAGAGCTGCTGCTAATTCCTCCGAGGCTGAGTTAGCCGCATATAAAGAGGCAAATGCGCATGCGCCTCCAGCTCGCAGTGCTAAAGAACAAGAGCCCAACGATCGGCGTGCTCCATATATCCCAGGTGAAAATAATTTTTCACGTATCGCAAGGGAAACTGAGCTTGGACCTGGGGGAGTGAATGATCCTTTTGGTATTGCAGCAGCAGCAGCGCATAGTGATGCATTTGCGAATAACGCTAGTTTGAAAGTATTTAACACACCTGCTAACAACGCTAATCTGTTATTGTTTAACAAACCTGCTGCTACTGACCCATTTGATACCATACATGGCAAAAGGGCCTTGAATACACTAACTCGACCTCAAGTCCCTGCTAATCCATTTAACGATGATTCACCCCTCCCTCCTAAGGCTGGAAAGAACCCCTTTGATGACTTTGGCGGTGGATATAGAAAAAATCGGTATCGTACGTATAAAAAAGAAAACTGCCGCAAGTGATTGTGCCTAAACCCTACAGTCATTACACATACAATAATGACAACCCCTACCTATAAAGGTGCGCTACTTATTAGTGGCGAACCTGGAACAGGTAAATCACGCTGGATTCGCGAAGAAGCTGCCGCAGCCAGGGCGAAACTATTTCGCTGGAATGCGCGCATAGATCGTTCATTGCGCGAAGGCCGTGAAGTACTTCATCAGCAAGTACGCTCGAAAGATAAACTATTCGTCTGGATTGAAGGTGTGGATGATCTCACACAAGAAGCACAGGCATTTTTGCGTCGTATCCTTGAAACAGCTGCGACAAATGTGACATGTTGCCTGGAAGCGCGTGAAATATGGAAACTTTCACCGCCTATCCTATCGAGATGCACAATTGTTAGCATGCGCTCAGAGTCATCATATCGCCTTAGAAAAAATAAAACGATTGCCGCACACCTTGCTCTATTAACACCCTCATTAGATACTATCCCGGCTTCTAACAGTATTTTCGCAGCAAGACAGCGCGGCGACGACCCATATCGTATTCTTGAATTGATACAGGCTAGATATGGGATCGACCATGTTGGTGTACAAGAATGTATTCGCGCTATTGGCGCCGGCTCTTCACCTTGGATTCAACTCAGCCGTTTTATTATGGAAGTGCGTCCGGCAGAAGCCGTATAACTCCATGAATTTAACTAGGTATGGATCACGGTGAAGGAATCAGCGTATACGCGGAGGCAAAATCGGAATACACTAAGCAGCTCTGCCAATATCTTGTTCCATCAATTCAGCAGTACTTCCTTGATTTATTAGAAGAGGCAAAACAAAAGGAGACGGATTCCAAGCGTATTCTAGTTATGTTTCAAACTCTATTAGAAGATATTTCCGACTGGAATGTCGATAAAGTTCAGCGCGAAACGAATTCTATCATAGCATCATCTCAGTGCGACTACTTAGAAGAGTTAATGACAGCTGTTTTTATTGCGCACACTAAAGTGCTATCTGCCATTCGTCTCACGACGAAACAAAAGAAACTACAGATTACTATTCCTAAACTCGATCATTTTATTCATCGTATATTACGTGAATGCTCAAGGCTTCTATGGAGCAATACATATCTATTCTCGACAAATGCGCCTTCAATAGAGAGGCAAAAAAATCTTCGTCTTATTGAAAACTTCTTACAAGATGGTGTTCTTCAGGGTATTCGCGGAATGTTACCCGTAAAGAATATTCTTCGGGAATATCTGAAGGATGATGAATCAGAAGAGGAGGAGGAAGAGGCCGCAGCTGTCGCAGCCCCGAAAAAAGGGGGTTTACCGCCTATAGAGCCTCCGAAACAATCGGAAACACTCATCGTGGAGAATAATACGCCTATATCATTCACTGGAAGTGATACTCGAGATCACGATGACGATAGTGAAGATGAGTTTGCGCCTGTAAAGCCTGTTAAAGAGGGCACGAAGAATAAAGTAGTAGAAAAAAGCGCAGGCAGCCCATTTGATATTGAAGATGAGGAAGATGAGATTAAGATTTTAGAAGGGCCTCCGGAACAAATGGATGAGTTCGAAGATCTTGTTGTAAAAGATGAAATGGCCGTGGAATATGAAACGCTGGAATGATGCGTGCGTCAAACCACATTTTTTTCCTTTATAGGGCCCAGAATGTCAACTCCCCCCCTAGTCGCTGGTATGATTATAGGTGGTGTAGTTATTTCTTGCCTCGGTGCTGGAAGCACATATTATCTGGAAGAGAAGAAACCCTCTATCAAGTCGGTTGGTCGCGATTTTATCATTGGCGCCATTATGGTAATGATGATTCTACAGCTTCTTCCAGAATCATCGACATATCTCATAGAGTATGTTCTTAGTCTTATTCCACTCTCCCTTGCAAGCACGGCTACATCAGGGGGAGGAGATACAGAGGTAGAAGTAAAAGTGGGTGTTCCAAGGTTTTAACTTGAGCACATGCCATTAAACGAACAAAGACCACTTCTTCACAGAATCACCGACCTCTGACGCGTTCACTTGGAACTTGTCAAAGGCTGGCTCTGAAAACTGCCTCGAAGGTACAGCATCGTGTACATTTGCGGCAATATGCTTATATAAGTCAAAATCAGGGAAACGCTCCTCACCTGATGGCTCAATAAGAACATTTCTTCCCGCGTCATCGATCATCCATTTCCACAAAACATTATATAGAGGAGACACTGTTTCCCAGACTTCTAATCCCTCTTCCGAGCTCAGTTCAGCCCCCCCTTCCTTATTATCAGGGGTAACTGGAAACAGGGCCTCAAATAGACTCACTGCGAGTCTAGAAAGGTCAAACGACGGATTGGGCTGAATCTCAGGTGACGGCCTAGGGTGTAGTGGTTTAAAACTGTATTGCCCTTCGGCATCATTACCCGCCTTGAAATCATCGCTAAAGAAGAGCTGTTCGTTTATGGTGAAAATTGCCCGCCCGAAATCAATAATCCGGAACAATTTCCCATATGTAGGAACTTTGAACACTTCACCACTGTGTTTTGTATAATATAGGAACTCTTCGGTCGTTGTTGTCCATACGATATTATTTGTGTGTAGGTCATTGTGCGTAAATCCGAATACTGCCTGGGCTACACTGAGGGCCGCAATAACTTGGAATATCCACGCAGACCATTTGAGTTCCCACTCAGGGTCCTCGGGTGACGCGCCCACGAGAGAATAATCATCAAGTAACGAATCCATTGTACCATCGTTATTCTCTAAGCCAATGAGCATCGTGGGAAAATCCTTGATTTCTGAATATATACGATAATCATCTTCGATCTCCGTTTCATCGCTCTCTCCCGTCATAGCCTTCTCATCTATGTAAGAGAGCTCTGACATATTATCCGAGTGAAGCGATGCTGTTGCTGCACCTTCGGCATTCCCGTCAACTAACTCTACGTCGATTTCTTCCTCACTCTGTTCATCATCGGAGCCCATATCTGACGGCTCACGAAGAATATCGCCGAGCACTGACTCAGAAACAGACGCATGAGGATCCTTGGCGTTTGTTACATGTAGGCGATAGAGCCCGCGCTTTTGCCCATGCCAAAACCAGCGAGTATTACGGAAACTCTTGAACTCCTCTGTTAGATTATATCTGTAGCGCTCAGCGCGAGCACAAAATGCGCCGTAGAACTCGTTGAAGTGGGGGGATACACCTGATTCACGGAGTCTTCCAAGTGCGTAGGCTGCGAGGGTCTCCGTATACGCCTGGTTGGATGTATCTTGTATTTTAGTCCATGCGGAAGACCATGTTTTTGTGTGCCAGGGCAACCCAGTCTGTTTCGGGAGACTATATTCCCCCTTCATCCATCGGATGGGATCCAAAAGGTGTGTAACTTTTAAGAAGGCATTGCGCTTAATCGCCTGTCCAGTAGCGGGCCCGTCCACATTTTCAACAATATCCAACACACATGTTCCGGAAGTTCCAGAAATATCTATCCGATTTATTCTGTATTTGGAATCCAGCCAAATCGCATTTGTCTGGTGCTTTGTTATACGGAACAACTTGCCAAGTGTTGGAAAATATGTTTGCAGGGAGTGAAATCCATTTACGGAAGATAGATTATCAGACAACGGGCTAAGCCGGAAACGGGGCGCAGGTAAACTCATACCCCGGAGCGTTGATTCCATTCTTACAAGCCATCTTAAATGTTCTATTGAGTGTAAAACGCAATGAAAAAAAGTGGCACACATTCAGACAAGATGGCTGCAGCAGTGAATGTATCCCTAAAAAAGTTCGATATGCGCAGGATTCCTCAGGATGCCGTAGTAATTTTCATTGGGCGTCGGCGTACAGGTAAATCCACTCTTGTGCGCGACCTCCTTTTTCATCACCAAGAGATGCCGCTAGGTACTGTGATTAGCGGTACAGAAGAGTCGAACTCTTTCTATGGAAAAATGATTCCGCCGCTTTTTATTCACGGCGAATTCTCCCCGATTATCTTGGCAAACTTCGTGAAGCGGCAGAAGATGATTATGGCTCGTATACAGCGTGAACAGCAAGGAGGCGGTAAGTCACGCCTTGATCCCAGATCATTTATGATTTTAGATGACTGTATGTACGATGATTCATGGACACATGACAAGAATATTCGTTATTTATTTATGAACGGTCGTTGGCTGAAGGTATTCTTTATCATAACAATGCAATATCCTCTGGGTATTCAGCCGGCCCTCCGGACCAACGTCGATTTTGTATTCATTTTGCGCGAGCCGTATGCGACGAATCGTAAACGCATTTACGAAAACTATGCTTCCGCTTTCCCATCTCTAGAGTTTTTCTGCCAGATTATGGACCAATGTACACAGAACTATGAATGTCTCGTGATAGACAATACGAGTCAGTCGGCGAAGTTAGAAGACTGTATTTTCTGGTACAAGGCTGATATACATGGCGATTTCCGCATCGGTGCCCCAGAATTCTGGCAACACTCGGCGAACTACTATCGCGACAAGGAAGAAGAGGATGCGAACCAATATGACCCGAATGCCGCGAAACGCCTGAAAGGGCCGTCTATTCAGGTAAATAAGAAGTTCTAAAGACACAATAGCAATAGATGGAGATGTCAGATGAATTTTATGGCTTATTATTTATATCCTGTGTAGCCCTGGTCCTTTTAATAATCGACCGTAAGATTCGAATCGACCCGTATTTAATGCGCGAAGGATTCTTTGCCGGCGGAGCTCCTCAACGATGTGGGACAGACCTTCCGCCTTGCCCTTTCCCGAAAGGCTGTATGAATGGATTTTGCCGCGGCACAGAGAAACCCCAACTATATGAAAGGAATCCTCTTCCGGTCGTTCCTTAAAGGCATGTGCCAAAGTTAGGTACACCCCTAGGGTGTAGATAACTTAGCATACATGCCTACATCCGGTGGGGGAATAATATTTGCCTTACACTAATAGAATGAAGGTTCGTGGTGGTTATGGTCTTGCAGGCCTAGTCGTCGTATTATTACTCGCGGTTTCTGTTCTACCGTGGATTCGTCGCACATTTGCGCGTTCATTTCCGGAGGGATTCGAGACTCTGACTGGAGTCGATACGCGCAGGGGCGATTGTAAGGGAGTTATATGCGAGGAGGGCGAGTTTTGCCAGGAGAATGTATGCCATCCTGTAGCTGCTGCGATTACTAACCAGTATTTTCCCAGTGGAAAACTCACTGCTTAACTCAAAAAAATCAATGGTTGTTGGTTTATAAAACCACATGCCCTAGATTTTTACGCGCTGCCTCCAGATACATCTGCGCGCATCTTGCGCGCAATGGCCAGGTCCGCAGGGCCCTCAGAACCGAACATACCAGAGAACTGCTGCGCAGTGAGAGTTGTGGTCTCATCGCTGCCGCCCTCGCCGCTGACATTCTCAATGCTCGACACGGTGTTCTTACTCTTAGTTATCCCAGCGGCCCGGCGCTCGCGCTGATACGCCTCGCGATGCTCCTCATTCTCCTTGTACTTCTTCATGAGCGTATTCAACTGATCCTCCGCGTACTCCTGCTCGGCCACTGCGCTAGGCTCCGGGTCCCACGGTAGCCACTTCCCGACCTCTCCTACAAAGATATTGTGGAGGGTGTCCTGGCGCTGTAGCTTCTTGGAGCGTGCTACGGCCTCCGCCTGTGAGGCATATACGCCGCGCACCTTGAGTCCGCGCACAGTTGTCCGGAACTCGTTCTTTGCGTAGAACTCATCCTCGAGCTTCGCGCCATTTGCATGCATGAAGTCGTCAAATGTCTCCTTCAGTTGCGACTCCTTCAGATCCTTCTCATTCGCCTTCGCGAACTCGTGGAACGACTCCATCGTCGTGTCAACACGGAGCTTGGACTTGCGGCAGACATCCGCCGCGCCACTGAGGTCCTTCTCCAAAAGAGAATCCGCCTCCGCGTCCAGTCGACCGTTGATGTCCGTAAGAGTCTTCACGAGAAACTTCTCGAGATTCTTCGTCCGGACATGGAGCTCGTAGGTCTGTAGGAACTTTTGGAAGTGGAAGAGATTCTTATTCGCAAGAACCTTCTCCGGGCTGAGGAAGCTTAGTAGGCAAAAACGCTGGCCAGGGAGCTCCGCATCCTCCTCCAAAAAGTCTTCGCGCTCAACGGGGGTCGTCATTCTGAACTGAATCTTCACTTCATCTTTAGATGGAAATACGCGCTAAGACACTTATCTTTTAGAAAAAATATCCCTTTTCAATATAGAAACTATGAATCCTGCCTCGGAAATAGTAAATCGCGCTATCAAGTATTTGGTGGAGGGCCTGTTCGTGGCCATGGCTGCGCTTTTTGTGCCGCGTCACAAGCTTCCTATGGACGAGGTAATCACTCTGGGCGTGGTGGCGGCGGCGGTGTTTGCCATCCTGGATGTCGTGTCCCCGAGCATCGGGGCTACGGCGCGCCAGGGTGCGGGCTTCGGTATTGGCGCGAACTTAGTGGGCTTCCCTGGCGCTCGCCTCTAAAAGGCCTCGCTTAATGCCCGCCTCTAAAGGGTCTCGCATAATGCCCGCCTCTAAAGGGCCTCGCTTAACACAGGCCTCGGTTGACCCTCCATAAACTTCAAATGACGCTTACTTCCCCGATGAATCTCCGCATGATTCATTGTATATCTACCGCCACAATCACACGTATGTGATTCTGACAGTTTAGCCCTGTTCTTCTCCCTGTACTCCTTTTCACGCTCCTTCACCCTTTCCTTATTGGCTTCCCGATAGGCCTTCAACTTCTCCTGAATGACCTCCTTATTCTTCTCGTAATATTCTTTGCCGCGCTTCTGGATCACCTCCTTATTCTCTTCTGCGTAGCGCTTTTGGTTTTCTGCGAGCCTCTCCTTGTTCTTCTCGGCCCATTCCTTCTTACGACGCTTGACCTCTTCTTTGTTGGTTTCCACATATACCTTATTCTTCTCAGTAATCTCGGCCTTGTTCGCCTGGTAATAGGCTTTTCGCGTTGCCGCTACCTGTTCAGGGTGCTCTGCCGCATACATGGCACTGTACTCTCGCCTCGCCTCCGCATTCTCTTTTCTGTAAGCGGCGTGGTAGGCGTCCACACGCTCTTTGTTGGCTTCGAGGTACTGTTTGTGCTGCTCTAATATCTGCTGTCTATGGGTCAAATAGTAGTTTACCATATTATTTCTATGCTCCTCTTTTGTCACAGATGCCCGATTGTGATTTAGACAATATAAATCTTGAATAGACTCTTTTATATATTCATCCTCCTTCAAATATAACTCCTGCCGTGTATCACAAGGAAACTCTTCAATAACATCTAGTTTTACATTATTCCAACCAATCTTAGTAATATGGTCGTATACAGCCCTTTCAGGGTATTTTACAGAATCCTTCTTAT